GAGCGATGCCACAACTGAATACGCCAGGGTATCACTGGCCATCGAAAGATCGATGGTAGATAGGTTCCAATCGTATGCCATCTCGGCAAGAAATTGGTTCCAACCCTGATTGCGTATATCGACACCAAAACGACGAAGACGTCGCGCGATATACTCGCCAATGCCCAGCTGAACGAAGACGTTCAGAGCAGGTTCTTTGGCAATACCACGGTCGGTCAACGCGTTCTTCGGAACGGCGACCCACTCGTTCCCTCGCACAACCTGGTTTTCTGGTTGGGCGTCCCACCACAACTCTCCGAGGAGGCTGCGATAGTAAGGAATGAGGGCCGCAGTAAGAGAGACTGGACTGTCGAATTTTAACGACGGACTCAAGCTCTCACCTGTCAGCCCAACAACTGCGCCGGGACCATGCCTCATATGACCCTCGATACTATCGAGGACCCGCCTAGTAAGCGGGGGCAAGATCTTGGAAATGATCCGTTGCACTTTATGGAACCACTCAGGCTTATGCTCTGAGCAGCCCACACGTGCATTGGTTTCGGCACAGAGGGCCTCAGCTTCCCAGAATTTCTTCTGGGCCACTGCCTTTCTGTCAACATTAAGAGGTAAGACATCACTTTTACGCAACATCTCACTCACCTGACGATCTTCGGCAAAACGCCTAGCGTCGGTGTGACAGACGGGTGCTGGAAGCTCTAGATACTGGACAAAATCGCCAGCATCGATAAGAAGCCAAACAGCAAGGCTGCGAGGCGAATCAATCTCCTCACAAAGGTGCTTAAGGAATAGTACCTGCCGTGTAAACGGCGAACGGTCACGTGGAGATGACATTCATTAACTCCATGGCATGGCAGCCCGCTAAGCGGGCATGCCGTTGGTTTGTCGGACGACGGATCGAGTGCAGGGATCTCCCCTACACAAGACTCGGGCGGCTTACGTCGCTCGAAATACCGATTCGGAGCCTGCTGGCCCAGAGGACCAGAAGATACAGGCTTACCAGACCGGGATTCCATCCTTCACATACCCCTTAACGACCGCATGCGAGATCGCGTTGCGGACAAGGGCTTCGAAGTCTGCACATTCAAGTGCAACTGCACTGGGAGGGATTACCCAAGTGCCCTCGAAACGGAAGGTGTCGCTGACCGTCACGTTACCATTGTCATCCGTTACCTCTTTCGGGAGGTTCAGTCTGACGCTGAC